TTCATAAATTTTCAAATAATTAAAAAAATAAGCGGCGGCTTGCCCCCAAACCACCGCCCTTGTGTTTCGCCTAAAAAGGAGTAAATTAGGCGTTCGCTTTCACAATTCTGCCGTAATAGCCGAAAGTTGAATCAAAGTCGCCGCTTTCGTCTTTGATCAAGGTCGGTTCAAATCCGAAGACCGAATAATCATTTCCCGTTTGTTTGAGCGGAACTTCGACCGGATTGAACGAAAGACGGTGAAAATCTGCCACAACCGGCAAATTATTATCATTGAGATTGATGCCTGAAAAACGTCCCCATCTTTCCTGCTTGCCTTCATCGGCTAATCCGATCACATCGAAATCATCTTTTTCCGCACCGGCTGCTTTTAACGGTTGAGTTTTACCCGTCAGCGAAAGAATGGTGATCAATCCGCCGGGCAGATCTGCCGTGTAATGCGTTCCGGCGGTCAAGGTTGCCGGAGTTCCGTTGGAATCCGTAATGGTCAAACTGGCAAGATTGACATAACCCCCCGGAATCGGAACGACATCACCGACGGCTAAACCCGAGGGAAATGTTTTCGCGGTAAAGGTGGCACCCGTCGCGGTATTGGTCACAGTTCCGCCGAGCGCGATCCCTAAAATTTCTTTCTTTAACTGGTCGATCGAAACTTTCAGTTTAACGATCCTTTCAACCAGATCCCGCGCATCAATGGTCGCGATCTGACCGCAAGTATTTTTATGTTCAGCGTAGGTATCTTCGACCATTACTGAAATTTCGGTGTTATGCACATTGACCCCGGCTGTTTTCTTGCCGTTCGCATCAAATGAACCGAGGGTGAAGCACCCGCGCAATAACATATATTTTCTGTTCGCCATTTTATTTTGCTCCTAAAAATTAAAACTTTCGCTCATCACGCCTAATTCCAAAGTGATGCTGCCGCCGATGATCTCAAAATTCGTCGTTTCGGGATTCGTTTTATCAACTTCGATCTGCGTTCTAATGGGCTTTGTCCATCGTGCATAACCGTTCCAGGTGCGATTGACCTTTATAACTGCATTGACCGAATTAAATAAACCTCTCAAGGTTTGTGCCCTTGTTCCCGATTTAACAAATATCTGTAATGTCACGGTCAGCCGGTTAAGCTGAACATTTCCTTCGTCATAGTCGCCGGATTTATCTTCGTAATAATCTTCAGCGTCTTTTAGTTCGTGCGATGCCTCAGTGTCAAAAACCGATAACGCCGGAAGTTCATCCTGATTCCAATTCGTTTCAAAATCACGAATATGAAGAAAATCATTCGATAAAGCATTCGAAAGGGTCGTTACTATTTGGCTGATTAATTCTTGTCTAGTCATCTAACATTGTTTGGAGCCAAACGGTTGAAATTCCCGTTCCGTCATGCCGGTATTGAGCCACCGAATAATTGATCCCGTCCACTGTGATCAGATCTCGGTGATGAATACCGGCGGCAATAATATCGGAAGTTTTACAGGTTATCCGCCAATGGCTGCCTTCGATCGAAGCATCAAAAGATTCGGTGTCAATAGTTGGTTTGTCAAAGTTTGCCTTAAAGTTCGCACTATCTAAGGAAACATCAATGGCGAATTCATCCGGGTTCAAAAAAATATCTAGGTCTTCTTCAAAGTTCGCCATAACTTTCAAATTGCGGTGACGGGAATTGAACCCGCTGTCTTTTGGTTATGAGCCAAATATGAACCGTTTCACTCCACCGCGCTAAATCTATTCTTTTTTGGCTTCAGCTTTCGCTTTGGCTTCCGCTTCCTTGGCCGCTTTTGCCGCCGCCTCTGCCTCGAGCATTAAGCCGAGAAATTCCACGGTTAATTGTTCATCAACTGCAACTTCATCGCCTTCAGCCCGAAGTTTGCCGTCAACATAACAAGCATGAGTTAATTTTCCTGTGACTTTTGCCATTATTTCTTTCCTTTTTTCTTAACCGGAACGACATTTTTCATTAATGAATCACCTGAAACTACTGTGTTTAGTGTTTCGGGTGTTTCAAAAAATTCAACCGCCGTTCCGTCTTTGATAAAGATTTCTGCCCAAAATTCCGAAACTTCTATCACTGAGCCACGCTGAACACCTTGCCCGTTGTAGCCGCGTGATATTAAGAATCGGAGTTTGCGTGTTTCTGCCATAACTTAAACGCTGACTTCGGTTGCAAAACCACGTTCGGTAGCTGAATTCGGCTCTTCGCTGGCACGCGAAAGAATGGCAATCGCGGCAAGATAGGTTCCAGATGTGCCGTCCCCGCCTGTAATTACCAAATCAATGTATCGTTTGCGGTTTCCCTTCAAATTGATATTTATTGCCCAAAATGTATTGTCCGAAGTTGCACTTGGAACGGTGAAATCAGTTCCGCCGACCGTTCCGGTAATATCGGTTGCACCGCTCATTCCCGAATCGTCGGATTCCTGAACTTTCATTGAAGCAACCGCAATATCCATCGCGCCGAAACACAAAAGAATTTGCAAATGAGCAAAACCTTTGGTGTCAATCGCGGCAGTTGTAAATGCGGCATTATCAACAATGGCGGCGGGCGGCGTAATTCCTACAACTTTTTGTCTTAAAACTTGATTCATTTTCTTATCCTCAATTAAAAATTTGTGGGGGTGATCACTCACCCCTTAACTTACGAACGCCTCGCTTTATGAAGCGGCAGTGATTAAACCGACAACTGGACCCGGTTCTTTATCGGCGGCGGTTGCGGTCGCATTGCCGACGCTGTGAACATTCAGGTCAAACCGTTCGGTTCCTTTGATTTCGATTTCATCGGTTGAAAAACGGCTGTGTTCGCTCATTGAGATCATTGTGTCGCGACGTGCACCGAAATTCACTGCTTTGCTTAAATCTCCAAGCAACGCACAAACCTGGCTGTTGGCTTCGGCTTTGGGTAAAACCTGTGAAAATTCGACATCGTAACCTAAGAAGCGTTTATTTCTTGCCCCTTCAACTTCAGCAGCGGTCACACCGCCTGAAGCCAACATCACTTTGACCATGACGTTGTAATAAAATGAACGGTGAACAAACCATTTTGCCCGCGGAGTATCAGCATATTGCGGCAATAATCCGACAACGGCTTCAAAGTCCGCCAAGGTCAGTTCGGAATAAGCATTGCCCGTTCCGACAAAAAGACCCGAAATATTTGCGATGGCTCCTGAAAGTCCTTTGAGTTTTTCACGAACACCGACGATACTGCCGTAAGTTGACGACCCATCGCCGTTAAAACCGCAAAGATCTTCTTTGTAGGCGAAAGCATAGGCAATTTCACCCATCAGATCATCCCCGATACTGATCGCCGAATCTTCATTGAGTTCGGATGAATAACGAGCCAAAACCATCAGCTTTTTGGCAATTAATCCAACTCTGTCCCAGCTTTTATCGCTATTGGTTCCGGCTTCCGATTCACCGACGAAATAAGCAGTCAAACCGCCTGTTCGCCGTGGATCGCTGCGGGTATCCGAAGCCATCGGAACGATTTTTGCGTTGCGCCGGAAAACACCGAACTGTTCGCGCAAATCGATCAGATCATTACCGAATTCATCGGGCACCAAAAAACCGCCTTTTTCATTCGTCCCCTCTTGATGGGCGCGAAGGGCAAGTCCATTTTCTTTGCAAAATTCAATTGCCCGAGCCATTCCGGCAACCGCCATGAACCATTGACCGAAACGATAAGCATTTTCTTCAGATTTTTCACCTTTGAAATTGCGAACCGATCCAAATCGCGGTAAAGTGCGTGCCAACTGAATTTGCTGACCGCTTCTTTGGGCAACATTTTCAGGTGCTGCGGGCGGGACGGTGACTTGATCAGCTTGTTTCGCGGCTAAAATTGCGGCGCGAAGTTCAGCTTCGGTTTTACCTTCGAGCGCGAATCTTTGCGCCAAGGCTTCCTGTTCGAATCGTTTGCCCATAGACAGAAATAAATCATCCCGTTTTTCGCTTTCGCTCCGGGTGTCGATCGCTCCGATTTGAGCGACGGGCGGCACTGCCGTTTCGGTAGTAGTTGGATTTGTGGTTTCCATTCTTTTTTGCTCCTCAAAATTTGTTAATGAACGTCCAACGCCAACCGAAATGTCGGCGGGAATCGAAACTAATGAAATTTCAAATGGCTCCCAGTCACGGGAAATATAAACGGGTTCGCCGTTCTCAAAGATCTGCTTTCCGTTTTTATCGACCTTTTGTTCAATGGTGTAAGGAATAAAACCAACCGAGACGTTTTGTTTGATCCCATCCAGAACATCCTGGTAATTTTCTTCACCGCATTCGGAACGCGAAAATTTACAGGTCGCTTTTGCTTTGCCTTTGTCGAGTGAAACGGATTGAACGACCCCGATCTGGTCATCAGCGCAATGATTCCAAAGCAATGCGCCGCCTTTGGTCAACCGGTCGAGCCGCACGCTTTTCGGATTCATGTCGAGTTCAAGAAACCCGAAACAATGCTGAATCGGATTGTTCGACGCAAAAGACAATTCAACTAATCGCGGCGACTGGTCGGAAGATTCATCTTCGACCAGCATTGCATCAGCGCGTTCAATATGCCACGCCGAGCGTAATTGCTGCCCCTGCGCTTCACGAAAAGTTTTTGGTTGTTTAGCATCGTTTGCCATTTGTAAAAAATTCTACACAAAAAAAAATATCAACTTGAGAGACGGTTAAATTACCCGAAGGTTTCGTTTGGGTTCGGTTTGATTTGCCTGATCATTCCCTTTGTTATTAGCAGTTTTCGGATTGGTCAGATAAGGCAATTCAATGCCGTATTTTGACGCCATTTCCCGTTCTTTTTTGAGGGTTAAGAAATGATCTTCCGGGTCTTTGCCGATTTCTGCCAAAACATCGGTTAAGGTTGTCACGCCGTTCGCCAATCCTTCAATATTGGCTTTCATATCTTTCAAAGGGTCAACCCATGCCCAGCCGCGACCTCTGAAAACAGGTTCCTGAACCCGGATGAATTCGGCATAAGTTATTTCCAGAACGCCATTCAAAAATGACGATTCGAGCCACCGCCGATAAATTTTTTCGCAAAAATCAACAATTACTTTTTGCTGTAATTCACGCCAAAAATCGCGGTCATCCAAACTGCCGATCCGCGCCGATGAATAATTGACGGATTCCAGATCGCCCGCCAAAGTGTGATAGGAAACACCGCCGCCCGTTGCCGCACCGCGCAAAGCGGATTTACGGAAATCCTGAATCGAGTTATCGACCTTCGGCGTAAATTCTTTTAAATCCCAACCCGGCTTTAAGATTTGCATTTGCCCCGGTTCAATATCTTCGAGCTGACAGGTTTCGTCGCCGTCTTCGCCGTTGTAGGATTCAACATTGAGATCAGGCGGCGGAACTAAAAACCCCATCTGACAGGCGGCAACCCGCTTTTGTTCAAGTTCGGCTTCTTCAAAACCGTAAAGCATAAAAAGACGCAACATTGACGCATGAAGCCACGGAATGCCCCGCGCCTGTTCTTCGCCTTCGGTCACTAAAAATGAATGGATGATCTCTTCTGCCGGAACACGGAAACGGGTTCGGTCTTTGCGGCGGGCACTGGGATAAGTGCCAACGGGTTCGGTCAGCCAGTAAGCAACCGGCTTATCATCTTCGTTGACCTCAACCGACATAATGATCCGATTACCGTTTGGCAGAATGGTGGAATAAGTTTCGTCGAGCCAATCCGCATCGTAGAATTTGAGGGAAAAACCGAACTTGTTTGAATTGTCGGAATACATTCTGACCAAACTTTCGCCGTCGCGTGCCATTTGGGTGACGAAAAGTTGAAGTGCTTCGACAAAGGTTAATTTGCCCGAACGGGTGCAGGTTTCCTTTTTTGACCATTGATAAAATGCCCATTCAATTTTTGAAGTTAATTTTTCATCCCGCGCTTTTTCAGTTCCCGAAGTATGAACCTGAAGTTGAATCCCTTTCCCGATGATATTGGTCCGGCAAAGTTGGAAAAATCTTTTGGCGTAAGGGTCATTTTTGGAAAGATCCCGCGAACGCTGGCGAAGCTGGCGCAAGTCCATCCGTAAAATTTGATTGGCAACATTGGAACTCGAACGCCAATCATTGGTCAGACGATTAAGCCGCGCCCCGTCGAACCGGCGTTTTTTCGGTTCAACCGTTGAGACGAAATATTTCCGCCAAAAGTTTTTCAAGGATTCTTTGAAGCTCATTACTTACAACTCACTTTGACGTGCCGATATTTTCGCGGTTTCAAAAACGGCGAATTGCAATCGTTGGAATTCATATTTTCCTGCGCTACTTTCTGCGAATAATATTGTTCCAGATCCATTAACTCTTTTAAGGTGTAGTGTTTTAATTGACGGTTGTTGATGGTATATTCCTGAACATTCTTATCGACCGCGCCCGAGATCATTGCCCGAATTTTATCCAGAACGATCTGATTTGCACTTCGGGTTTCGACCGTGGTGGCAACTTCAACCGCCGCCAATCCCTGTTTGATCAGAACAATTCCTTCGGAAACGATATATTTTTCATCGTCTTTGGAAACTACCGCCTGATATTTGTAATTTCCGACCGTGAAATCATCGGTCGAAGTTGCGGGAATTTCGACATCGAAATCAGTTCCGTCAGCAGTTGCGGAAACATCCTTTCCGGTTCCAACGCCGCGAAAATAATAGTTCAATGCCCATTCAGTTGCGGGATAATCCGCAAAAGATTCAGTCCACTTCGCCGTAATTCCTTTAGTTATTGTTTTTGGTTCGTTTGCCAATCAATTAACGCCAACCTTTTATAAAACCTTTACGGCGTGAAGTTCCTAAGAATCCGCCGCGTTTAACAGGCTTTATTATATTTTTTTCTGAATCGGCATTTGAGAGACGGTTAAACTCGTTTGTTGCGGGTTCGGTTTCATCTGAGGTTTCACCAAGTTTTTCGGTCAGTTTCTTTTGCAGAGTCCGCCAATCGGGATTTAACAATTTGGCGGCGGCAAGGGCGTAAACTCTGAGGTCGAGTGCTTCATTTCGCGCATGGTCCTTAACTTTTTCCCAACGGAAAACAGGCTGACCGCTGACGAATCTTTTAACTTTATGTTCATTGGCAAATTGCTGGAAATAGGAAGCGGGTCGGTCATCGGGAAAATGGCAGTATCCTGCACCTTCTTCTGATTTAGCAAGATCGGCGGCAACTATATCTTTGGCAGTATTGACCCCGATCGAATAGAGTGCCACGCCGTAACGATTATTGCGCGAAGGTTTGGAAAGCAAAGGTTTATCGGGTGTGTTGGCTCCTTTGAAAGCCATAAAACGGCGACCGGCATTTTTCTTGCAGAATTTACAGACGTTATCGGACTGGAAACCCGTATCAATTCCAACCATTTTAATTTGCTGAAAATTTCCGTCTTCATCTTCCCAATCGCGGGTCAGGTAATCGCGAAGATCATTCCAAACCGCATCGTCTTCATCGGTCGGATTACCGTAAATGACGTGATAAGCCAACGACCAGCTTTCATAATCTCTGCCCCATCCGACAACTTCGATTTCGATGCGGTCGCCCTGAATATCCACGCCGGCGGTTAAAACCAAAACACCACGCGGAACTTCTGCCCAGAAAGTTTCCTGCCGAAATCGCAAGTCCATCACATCGAGCTTGTCGCCTTCGATCTCCCAAGTTTCGGCTAAACGGGTATTGATAAAAACCTGCAAGTCATTCTTATCTTTTTTGGCTTCGACATAGGCTTGCGCCATATCCGCCCAACTCGCCCACGGCGAATATAATTCGTTGATCCAGAATCCGCGCCGGTTCCCTTTATATTCGGGATTGGTGGAACGCCATTTGCCGTTTTCGAGCATCCATTCTTTATAATCTTCGGAAATTTCTTCGCCGCAATGGATGCAGAAATAAGCGGCAGTTTCAAATTTATCTTTTTCCCATTGCAGATTCCGCGTTCCGCTTTCGGTATTTCGCCACGTCAAAACCTGAAATTCTTCGCAATGCGGACACGGAACGAAATATTTTTCAGCGGTCGATTTTTCAAAAGCGGGTTCAATTTGCGAAGTTTCTTTATATCGCGGAGTTGAAACCATAATTATCTTGCGAGCCGCCCCCGCTGTTTTTGTTCGGGCTTCTGCTAATTTCATCGGCGAACCTTCTTTGGTCGGTTCAAAAGCATCCACTTCATCAGCGAGAATGACGCGACGCGGACGCGATGAAAGTGTGGCGGGTGATGTTGACCAGGCTAAAGCAAAATGACCTCCGCGAAAACCTTTCGATTCGATCATATTATTTGAATCACGCTGTTTCGCTTCGCCGAAAATTTGCGCCAAAACGGGCGTGTCACGAATCAAAGGTGCCAGACATTCGGTTGACCACGCCCGCGCTTTGCCTTCGTTTTCACATAAATAAAGAATGGTTGCCGGGTCTGAATGGATGAAATAGCCAAGAATATTATTTAGCGTTTCGGTCTTCCCAACCTGTGCCGAAGCCATCAAAACAATTTCGTTGATGTTCGGATTATTGACCGAATCCATTATCTCAATTAAATAAGGCGTTTTATCGTTTTTCCATTTCCCTGCCAAAGACGGATCGGCAACCCGTTCGGGCGGAATGACGCGGTATCTTTCCGCCCATTCGGAAACGGTCAACTGAGTTTCGGGAATCCCTGATTGAATCCCGCGAAGAATGGCATTGAGAACGGATTCATTTTGCATCTAAAAATTTCTTGGGATTCGCCCGAAATTCATTGAATATCGAATCAATATGACTTTGCAAAATTTGAATTGCTTCCGTCTCATTTTTCGACTTGGCAACTTTACGGATGACCTGACGCGGCATCTTAACTGAAAGCTGATTATGAAGCCATTTCACCCAATCCTGAGTAAGTTCCGCAAATTCGGCAACCGAACCATATTCGCCTTTTTCCTTTTGAACTTTGATAGTTAAAAGCTCGACTTCCTTTTCGGTCTTGGCATCTTTTAACTTGAGATTCAGACGGCGTTCGATCGCGGTTTTCGCCAGTTCGTAATCGAACGCCGAATTTGTTTTGGCTTTTGAAATCGGTTTGATTCCCTCTTCTTCAAGCCAGGTGCGAATGGTCGTTCTATCCTTTTTGAACAATTTCGCCAATTCCGAAATATTGATGGTTGTTTTTGGTTCGGTCATCTTACTCCTACGCTTGGATTTCTACTTGTCGGCGGTGGCGGTGGTTTCAATGAAACCCGTCCCGATTGATAAGAATATGCCGACTTTGCCGCATCAAGTCTTTTTTGAATCGCTTCCGAATCATATTCATTTTCAACAAACCGATTCGTCATATTTTGGTTGCGATAGGCTTCAGATAATCGTTGAACAGTTGCATTTTCGTGTGGTTCAATTTCGTGTTCAATCGTGCGTGTTTTAAATTCGCCGTCTTCAAAATACGTTAATTCAACCATAATTATTTCTTTCCTGTTTTCGGCATTAAAACCTTATCCAATGCCGCATTAAAATTCTTATTGATATTTTTCGCCACAACTTTGATGGTCGGTTCAATCACCGCCGATTCATTGGAAATTTTCGCGGTTTTCCGTAAAAGATACATCGGCAAAGGTTTTGATCTTTTATTCGCCCGGTTCAGAATTAAAATATTTCCGCGCTTGGTCGTCACGGCAAAAGCCTTTTTCAGACTCGAAGGTTTTTGACTCTTTTGAATGATCTGCCGTTTGGTTCGTCTGACGTTTTGGGTCGGAATCGCGATCAGGTTCTTACCTGAAACCAACCGCTGAAAAGATTCATTGGTGTTAGCCGCCGCCGCTTTTCTAAATGCTGCAGTATTTTTTCGCTGTTTGATTCCGCCGCCTTCGTGGAGCTCCAGCCAATCAGCATCGGTTCCGATCTCGGCAGTGATAGGAATTGCTTTTTTATCCGCCGCTTTGATCTTGATTCCGAATTTATTGGTCTTTTTCCACCACGGACCGCGAATCGTGAAAAGTCTTGGTAATTCCTTCTGAACTTCGGTTTGTGAATCCTGAACGGTTTTGGTTAAAGCAAGAGCCGTCGCCTTTGGCAAATTGCTGGCGATCTGCGCGAAAGGAAACGGCTTATCAAATTTGATGGAAAGGAAAGGACGCATTTATTCCGTTGGATTTTCTAACTTAATCCCGAAGATTCTTTCTATCACTAAAAAAATACTCAACTCGCCTAATAAAACTAATCCGCCTAAAACCGCTCCGGTCGTTAATGGATGCAGTTGCAATTTTAATTCAATACTTGGGGCAATTATTACGGATAAAAAGAAACCTAAAAGAATTGTGGCGACAATTCCATGCGAAGTATATTTTTTCGCTTTAAGCAATTTGTAGGCTGACATTACGAGTCCAACCAGCATATAAAGAACTACGTTTTCGCCTTGGATGCCAAAAAAATTAGCGAGTAACATTGTGAAAAAAATTCCACCTGAAAGAATGATTGTATCGAAGTTGACCATTGGAGTTTCTCTTAAATGTTTGCTTACATCTTGCGTGTTGTGTATTGATTTCATCATAATGCTTCACCTCTTAGTGGGAGGTTTGCGATTTTTATTCCTTTTTTATTATTTCAATAAAACCGCTAACGCGATTGGTGTTAGTTTCAAAATATCCAGATACCATTTGGGCGAATCCTGCCAGTTGCATTGAGACTGCACCGACCTTTTCAAAAGTTCGTGAGTCTTCTTAATTCATCATTATTGACGTTTGAATAATTGGCGTTTTTTACTGCATTGACTTCGCTTTGGGCTTGGTTGACCTCGGCTTTTTGTTTCTCGATGCGCTGGGCATCTTTTTGCGCCTGACCTTCAATAAACTGATTCAACTGCTTTTCAGCTTCGCGTTTTTCGGCTGATTTTTGGTAATAGAAATAACCGAAGCCAACGAAGCCAACGACTAAGAACAGCAAAGCGATTTTTGTTTGCCAAGAAAGATAATTCCAAATTGTCAGAAGGATCGGCATTTTTATTTACCCGGATTATTTGATGGAACTATTAAGGCAAAACCGCCAATGCCGAAACCTAACAGCACCGCCGAATTTTGGGACAACTGCAAGCCGAACGAACTAAGTGCCGTCAATGCGGTCGGTTCAAGAATCAGAACTAACCAGACAACGACCAGCAAAGCCATTCCAAGCATTAACCGCTGGAAGTCATATTTAAGCCAGTTAAAAAAATCAAATCTTTTCTTTCCGGTTCGGATAAAGGCGCGAACAATTATCAAAGCAAAGAATCCGACCAACATTTTTAATAAAGTTAAGAATTCCATTTTTACCTCGAAAATTGTTTATAGAAATTTGCCAGCTTCACATCGTAGCGATTGACGCGGTAGGCTGAACCGTTATAAGCAAAGGCGAATTTTGCCCAATTCCTTGTTTGTAAAGCGGAAACCAAACCGCGACGTTTGACGAATTCGACAAAAACCAGAAGCTGAAATCTTTCACCTTGTTTCAGGTAATCGACCATTTCAGCAACCGTTTCAAATCCGCAAAGTTCGTGATTGAAACCCATCGGCTGAAACATTCCGTAAGAAGTTGATTCCATCGCAGCATTTTGGTCTAAAGCAAATGCCTCGTTAAATGCCGAATAGCCGTGTGGTTTTGACCTTTGAACTGAAAAAGAATAAGAAACATTTGGGTTTGATTTATTGAATTTTCCTTTGGTCAACCGCTGAAAAATATGACCTTCAAACCTTAAAATTATTCTACCTTCAGCATCAAAACCATTTCCGTTTGATTCAACTGCCGTGACGGCTTTGATCGTGGCAATATCACAGCCGATTTTTTCAGCTGCATCTTTGAAGTCGATTTCAGTTAATTTGCTCATACGAAAAAATTTTAACTTTTTTTGATTTCCCACTTGAGAGACGGTTAAAGTTTGCGAAAATAACGGTTTGGTTCGGGCGGATTGAATCTGACCTCGATTTCACCGAATCTGATCATTTCGTCTAAAATTTCGCGCAAGGTCCAGTCGCTGAAATCCGTTTCAAACTGGAAGTCCGATTTCGTTTCGCATCCGTCATCGATCAGCTTCAAAATCAAAGGATAGATGGGAATATATCTTGCCTGTGAACCTTTGCGGATCCGGTCAATAGCTGAATTCAATTCGTTGCGGCAGATACCGGCTGGAGCCGCCGCCACCATCGTTTGTAATTTTTTAGCAAATTCACTCACTTGTTTATCCTTATTTTGGCGAAGGTGATATTTGACCGTCGCGGTTGAGACGTGCAATTTGATCGAGATTTGGCGGAACGAATACTTTTTGGCGCGAAGCTCGAAGATTCGTGTTTTCAGGTCTTTTGACATTTATTTAAGTTTCCTTAATAATTATGCCATGAATTGCTTTCATTAGTTTTTTCTTGAGGCGGTAAGATGGTGTTATGAAACCCTTTACGTCCTCAACCACCTTTTCGCCATTCTCGAAATAAACGAAATCCGCTACATAACGGCAAATATGAACTTTATTGATTTCCAAAGTGAAACTGACCTGTGTCCGTAATCCGTGAATGATTCCCGCTCTGGTCAGGAGTTTTAATTCTTTGTAGCGGTTAGCTTCTTTGGTCGAAGCAAAATAAATACCGTCAATCGTTTTCGGTTTGGCACGATATTTAGGAACATTTTCACGCAAATTTTTAAGGTCTTTTATTTTCATTTCTTAAAACTTTTGGCAAATTCACACGATGCAAAATGATTTAAATAAAGCGGATGTCCAACTGCTTTCG